TCAGCATCCTTCTGGGCCCTCCGGTCGGGCGTAGAAGAGCACGGTGCCGGGCACAAGACCTCCGGACTCGGCGAGCAGCCACTCCTCGCCGGTCCACCAAGCTGCATCCCAGTCGCAGTTGCCGTCGCTGTCGCACCACCAGATGAGCTGCAGAAGATCCGGGTCAGGCTTGGAGGCGCAGGCGTCGCGCCACTCGAGAAGTTCAGCCCTCACCTTGGTGGGCGGATTGACGGGGCAGGTCCGTTGCCGTGATTGCTCAGCCGTGATCGCGCCGATGTCGCCGGTCATAGAGGAACCTCCTCGGCGACTGGGCACGCGATGCCGTAGCAGCTCGTGCCATCGGGCAGGCGGGCATGCTGGATCTCGCCGACCTCGACCAGCTGGTCACACAGGACCTTGACCTCGTGCTGGGGGCGGACCACACGACCGGCGAGCGCGGGCAAAGCGCACCACGTGCCGGCATGTGACTCGATCGTCACCAGGATCGCCGCGCGCAGGGCGAAGCTGCTCATGGGGCGCTCCTTTCCAGGTCGAAGACCCACCGCGGTGCGATGGGAACCCGGACGGTGCCCGCTCCGTAGGGCACAGCGCGGGTGGGTACCTCATCGTGCGGCTCGGGTTCAACCAGCACAGCGGGCGCGGCCGTGCGGCGCGGGGAGTAGTCCGGAGCCTGACCTGTCAGCGCCAGGGCCTGCAGACCTTTCTCGGTGATCTCGAAGCCTTCGCTACCTCGGCGCGTGGCCGCGCGGATGTACCCCATGTTTCGCAGGTTTCCGACCACGGCGTTAACTGCTGCCGGGCTTCGCCCGTCGCCGCAGTGCTGGACGGCGTTCAGCTCCGGGCGAGTGGGCAGCGATGCGCCGATGTCGGCGGTACGTGCCGCCACCTCCGCCAGGACCACGCGGGCCGGCTCTCGCAGGAATGCACCTGGCGTCCTCATCGCTGGGCCCTCGCTCTCTTGAGCCACGCCTTGAGCACCTCGATTACCACCGACGCGTCGCGCACCGGGAGGAACTTCAGGTGCGAGACCATCAGCTTGCGGTTGGCGCACACGAAGGCCAGCAGCCCTGCAGGGCTTGGGTCGTGAACCACACCGGTCTGGGCGAGCTGCTTCCAGAACCACTCGATCTTCTCGGCCTGGCTGAACGCCTTCGGCTTGGGCGCCCAGCCGCACGCTTTGAAGTGCGCGAGGACGCGGGCCCTGCCCGCGGCGTCGAGCTTGGCGGCCGAATCGGCGCCGGTCACCTGCCGCAGGATTGAGCGGTACTCGTCGTCGTCGAGGTGCAGGTCGGCTCGGGCGATGTGGATCTGCGCCAGCTCCCGCCCACGCAACGCCTGCTCGGAGACGGCTGCCCGGGCGGTCACAGTGGGGCTCCGATGCTGCCGGCCGTCGCAGCGGCTTCCGGGCTTCCCGGCTGGAACGCGGTGTCGTGGCCCAGCATCTTGGCGTGCCAGTGCGACAGCACGGCAGCGGCCGTGATGGTGTGGTGGGCCGCCTTCTCGCGATGGTGGGCCACCTCCTCGTTCAGCACCGTCGCCACGGTGCCTGCTCCAGGTCCGAAGCGATCGACCGCGCGCTGCAATCGCTCCGCGACCTTGTGGTGTTCCAGGGCACGCGTGGCGAGGTGCGACAACAGCCAGTAGTACTCCGCAGGCGTCTTGTTCGCCCGGTCTTCAGTGCCCCAGCGCTGCACCTGGTGCACCGCCTCCATGTGGACGGCCCGCGGAAAGTCCACGAGCTCGGGGGTGTCGATCAGCCGCAGCAACTGGCGCGCCGCGATCGCGTCATGCACCAGGTCCACCAGCTCGTCTCGGCTCAGCAGCGCACCAGGGTGCCCGCGGTCGAGGGCTTCGGACCAGCTGTCGAGCTGCTGCGGCGTCAGCCGCAGGGTGACGGCATTGCTCATGCTGCGACGTCCAGCGTGATCGGGCGGTAGTTGCCCGCGTCGTCGCGCTCGTAGATGCGGATGTACGCCTTGGAGACCGTCACCCGCATGCTGTCCTGGATCGCGGTCATCGCCTGCTGCCAGCGGGCGTCCTCGATCTTCAGCTGGCGCAGGCCGAGCACCCGGCTGACGGACACCTGGCCGGCCTTGTCGACCTGAAAGGCGTTGTTCACCAGCGCCTGGATCTCGTGGCGGCTGCCCTTGACCCAGCCGTGGATGCACTCGTCGATGATGGCCTTGGCCACCTGCAGGCGCTCGTCGAAGGCGATGCTGTCCTGCATCGCCCTGATCACTTTCCACCGGCCATCGAACGAGGTGAGGGTGATGTTGCCCTTCGACCCGCCCACCGTCACGCCATATTGCGAGGCGGACAGATCCGCGAAGGCGGCCACCTCCGTCATCACCCGTTCCTTGAACGCGGCCAGTTCAGCGCTCGCCTTCTGCGCCTGGTCGACGATGCTGCGCACCACGGCGTCGCGGCTCTTGTCGATGTCCTTGATCTTGGACACCGGAATCAGATTGCCCCTGGCGTCCTGCCAGTAGCCCTTTGGAATGTCGGTCATGGGTAGCTCTCGGTCAGTGAACATGGGCAGGCGTCGCGTTCAACGGCGCCGCGGCGGCGGCCATCTGCTGGCTCAGGTCGAGCAGAACGCCAGCCGCGGCCGCCAGGCAGCAGGGGTGGTTCATCACGGTGTTGCGGTAGGCGGTGATGAGGACACCCAGGGCGATGTCGTGACGGACACCACGGAGGCTCGGCTGGACGATCAGGCGCGCCAGCTCGTCGACCGTGTCAACCACGGTGGCGGCTGGTCGCCGCGGTAGCTGCTCCAGCAGCTGCATGCGCACACCCGCCAGGCCGGCGATCCCGTTGCGCAGCTCGGTCTCGTCACCGCTGCGCAGAACGGCGTTGAAGTAGGCGGACAGCAGCCCGTCGAGACGGTCCTTCGGCGATGCATGCTGGACGGCGCCGAGCAGCATCTGGGTGAGTGCCAGGACGCGGCGGGCGACGTCTTCGTCGGGCGGCGACATCGCTGCGGCCGAGGCGGTGGCCGCAGCGTTGAGCGTGGGATCAGACATGGGCGCTCCTTTCCGAGCGAAGGGGGGGGGTTGAACGGGTGCGCCGCTGGCCTCGGGGCGTGCGCTGTAGGACGGCACTTGCCGGTTGGCGAGGCTCGGCCGGCTGATGACATGGCCGCTTCGAGCCAGCGCCTGGCAGTGCGCCAGCACCTCGGCCTGCGACCAGGTGGGCTGCCAGTGGTGCGCGAGCTGGGCCGGCGTCCAGTAGCCGCCTTCGCGGCGCAGCATCGCCAGGAGGGCACGGGCATCGAGACCAAGCTCTTCAGCCATGGCGAGTGGCCTCGTGGATGCGCTGCGCCAAGCTGCGGCCCGCGCCGGTGAAGGCGACGTAGTCGGAGAGGGCCTCGGCCACGGCTGCCCGACGATCGATCCCGAACGCCTGCTGCAGCCGCCGGGCGCGTCGCCGCACCCAGGGCAACATCCGGCGCGCGTACCGCGAACTGGATGCCCCGGCGCTCATCGCAGGCACCTGAAGTAGTCGCTGGCTTTGCCCATGGCGATCGCCCGGGCGTCCTGCAGCTTGCGCAGCTCGGCCCGCAGCAGATCGAGCTGCTCGCGGTGCGTCTGCAGCTCCGCCTCCATCCAGCCTTCGGTCCGCTCGATGCGCCGCTCGATACGGGTGATGCGGTGGCGCTTCAGCGCCGAAAGTGCGGCACGAAGCCAGCCGGTCCGACTGCTAAGGGTCACGACTTGCCTCCTTGGGTCTTGGAAGTTGCCGGCGCGGTGGCGGCCTTGTGGGGGCAGCGGTTGCACGCCTGCCAGTGCTGCATGTCACGGGGGCTGCCGACAGGTGGCGGCCGGTGCGCATAGGTGCGGCAGTCGTCGCCGGTGACGATGCGGGACTCGCCGGCCTGCTCGCTCAGGTAGGCGCACTCGTAGCGCCCGAAGACGTGAATCACGCGCTCGGCCACGCGTGTGGTGCTTGCCTCGCCGCGGCCGTACTTACCCGAGCGATTGAGCACCTGGCTGAGCGTCGGCGCGCTGAGCCCGAGCATCTCGGCGACATCCTTGCGCAGCTTGCCGCGCAGGCTCACCTGCAGGAGTTCGTACCAGTCCTCGTCGCGGTAGTCGCTCATGCAGCCCTCCCCTCGGGCTCGGCCGCAATGGGGGGCAGGTCTCCGATGTCGCGAACCAGCACGTAGCGACGCTGGCCACCGACCTCGCGTGCGGAGATCGTCACCACCGATGGCGCCAGCCGGTGCCAACGCGCCAGGATCTGCACTGCCACCCGCTCGGCTCGAGCGACATCACCTCCGGCATCGACCAGGCAGTCGGCAGCCTCGCTGGCCGTGAGCACATTGCGGTTCCGAAGCAGGCGCCACACCCGGTGCTCGAACGAGTCCGTCGCTGCCGTTGCGCGCACTGCGGCCTGCCCGGCGCCGGTGAGGCGCCACCGCGGCTCTGCAGCCGCCTTGGCGCGACCTGTGCGCATGCGCGCAGCGGGGTCGGCCTCCATCGGCTCTGCGAGCCCAGCGCGTTGCAGAGCGCTAGCCACCATGCCGACCTTCGGCCCTCGGCCGATACCGGCCCAGATGGCCAGCTCGGACAGCGTCCAGGGCTTTCCCGTCATCGCCGGGGTACCGACCATTGCCTTGAGCGCCAGCACAATCTGGGCGGTCAGCTGACTCATCGCGTCAGGCTCCCGACCGGCGGCCGAGCGCCTTGCCCGTGAACTCGGTACACAGGCTCCTGCCCGCGACTTCTGCTGCTGTGACCCTGCTCCAGCCGTTGGCCTGGGCCCACTGCTCGATGTTGGCGATCGCGTTGAGCACCAGGCGCATACGGCCAGCCGCCTGCTGGTGGATCAGCGGCGCCATGTCGTCGGCGAGCGGGACCTCCGCCTTGGCCGCGATCGTTGCCTTCACGTCGGCCAGGCTGAGCGGTTCGAACTCGACCACCCGGGCGACCCGGCTGGCGATGTGTTCGTAGCGCGCCACCTTCATCGGGAAGTGCTCCATCCCGACCAGGAAGCACATCGTGCAGGTGATGTCGGTGATGTCGCGCAGCACCTCCAGCAGGCTCGCCGTGCTGCGGACGAGGAAGTCAGCCTCGTCGACGATCAGCGGCACCATGTCCACCGCCATCTTGGCGATGATGCGGGCCTGCACCTCCTGGTTGCGGCCGGTCTTGGCCACGCCCATGCGGTCGGCGATCTCATCGAGCAGGGCACGCTTGGTCCAGGTCTCCTTGGCGCGGACGAAGACGTACTTGTTGTCGCTGGCCCACCTCTCGGTGAGTTCGCTCTTGCCAACGCCGTAGACCCCGCGCACCAGCACCAGGCCGGCCTCGCGCGCGCCGCGGCGGGCCACGATCTTCTCGGCCTCCTTCAGGCGCTTGAAGTTCTCGGTTTGAACGAAGCCTCTTTTCACTGCAAAATCTCCCTTGCTCGTATCGACGTGCTCACGTGGTTACAGGCACGCTCGGTGACCGTTGGCGCGGTCACCGGGCACCCTCAAAACCCTGGGCCGGCGGTCCCTCTGCCCAGGCCATGCCCCGGCCGGCGTAGTAGTCCGCCAGGGCCTCGTAGTCCTCTCCCTTCACGTAGCGCTCCGCCCAGGCCTGGTCGTCTGCAGTCCAGGCGCCGCGGTGGGTCATCAGCCACTCGTAGCGGTCGCTGGAGGCGTTGAAGAAGGGCCGGGCGATCTCCACCTCGCGCTCCCCCACCTCACGGTTGGCCTGGATGGGGATCGCTTCGGCGAGCGGAGCGTCGAAGACCAGGGGATTGCCCGGCTCGGGCAGCGCCAGCGGCTTGCCGTCCAACTCGCGCAGCGCCACTTCGATCTGCTGCTCGCGGCGCTTCACCATCGCCTTCACCCGCTTCTCGTGGCCGATGTCGACCACCGCCTTGGGCATGTAGTCGATGCGGCTTCGGTTGAACTTGGCCTCGCAGACGAACTCGCCGTCGAGGGTGAAGATCAGCACGTAGCTCGGGTCGTGGATGTCGTAGCGGACGCTGACCTGGCGGCCGTTGACCCCGTGAGCCATCAGCTCCGGCGCCTGATAGTGCTGGTTAAGGAAGGTGACCTCGCCGCGCTGCGCCGTGCGCACCATCGCCGGCATGAAGAGCAGCTTCAGGTCGAGTGGGCTCAGCCGGATCTGCCGGCTCGGGTCTAGCCGCTGCGCCCAGGCCTCGGCCGGGGTCTGGTGCTTGCCAGCGTGCGGACCCTCGGCATGACGCGGCAGACCGCGGTGCCGGTGGGTCGCGTTGTACTCGTCGACCGCCTTGCCCACCGCCTCGACGAACTGCGCCCACGTGGGTGCCTTGGTGCTGAGCCTGACCACCTCACCGGTGGCCTCGGCGCGCTTCAGCGCTCGCTGCTCCTTGGCCAGCTCCGCCGCCGCCTTGCGGAACGTGCCGGCGTCGACGTCGCGACCCTGGTAGCTGCCGAACTGGCGGGCGCAGTTGATCATGTGGGTCTGCCAGCTGCGCTCGATCAGGCCGTGGCCCTGCGGGTGTCCCGGGATGCCGAAGCGGTGCTCCGAGCCCAGGCGCTCCATCAGGCCGACCACCGGGCAGTCGATCGCCTTGGCGCGCTCGCCAGAGCCGTTGTCGCTGTAGACCACCGCGGGCACGCCGTGATTGCCCACGGCATGGCGCAGCGCGTCGCCGACGGCGATCGTGTTCTCGGACAGCGACACCGACCAACCGCAGACCAGGCGCGTGGCCGCATCGATCACCAGCGTGACCTCGGGCGCGAACGGGGCGCCGTGGTCAGGATGGCGCACCTTCGCCTTGAAGGTATGGCCGTCGATCAGCCACACGTCCAGTGGCTTCAGCACCGAGGTGTCGCGGCGCTTGAAGGGCAGCTTGGCCGCGCGCTCTGCACCGGTGTGGCGGGCCTTGATCAGGTCCACCGGGTTGACCTTGGGCATGAGCCGCAGCGCGCGCTTGTACAGCGCTGGCCAGGTGTCGAAGTCGCGGCCGAGCTTGCGGGTGACATCCTTGGCCGCCTGTGATAGGTTGCGGAACTGCGGATCGCGCGAGTGGTACAGGCCCAGCACCGCCGCAACGTCCTGCTCAACTTCGGGCCCGCGGGCGGGTTCTGCAGCGGCGGGCAGGAGGCCCCACCAGCCCTGCTCGCGGTGGGTGGCGAGCCAGCGCTCCAGCGTGCGCGCAGACAGTGCCTGGCCGTCGCGCTGGCGGCGGTTGGCCACTGCGGCCGTCGCGACCAGCCCCTCGCCAGCGCGACCGCTGGCCAGTTCCAGCGCGAGCAGAGCGGCGCCCTTCTTGGTGCCGTGCAGGAACACCAGTTGGTTCAGCACGTTGACCAGCGTGGCGCGGGCATCGGCACAGGCGCGATCGGCGTCGCTGGGCATGCGGCGCCCCGCGGGTGCGGCCTGGGACTTGGCGGGCGTCGGAAGGGCATGGACCGGTGCGGGCTGCGCTTCGACGGCAGCAGGGGCCGCCTGGGCCACTGCCTTGGAGACCGCTCGCGCCGCGATTGCGCGCTGCGTCTCGGGCGGCAGCCGGCTGGTGTCGTACTCGAGTCCGCCCCCGCCCTCGCGGCCAGGCCGGGGACGGCTGGGCACACCGAGCCGCTCCAGCCGCATGCGGTTGCCGGCCTTGGTGCTGGCCATGCCGGGCAGACCGGCCAGTTCGCGGGCGGTGAGCCAGGTCATGGGGTGTCCTCCGAGTTGCCGGCGTGGAACACCCGGACGGGCAGCGCCTTCGAGCAGTCGAGCGCGTGGGCATGCAGCAGCCGTGACCAAGCCGCTCGGAGGCTCACCTCGTCGGCCGCCACCAGGATCACCTCCGGCCCATCGGCCGGCAGCTTCGCTGCAACCGCAATTCCGCCGTAGGCGATGCCGCGGGCAGTGCTGTGGCTACGCCGGAGCGCCACCTCTCGCGAGCGCTGGGCGATGGGGAGGGCGATGACGCGGCCGGTCATGGATGGCTCCTCCCCCCCTTGACCGCGGCCAGCGCCAACTTGGGCTTCGTGGGGGGCACGCCAAGCTGCCTCGGTGAAACAACCCGGCCAACCTTCAAGCCAAGCCCAATCGCGATGCGGTGTGCCTCGCCACGGGTCGCCTTGAGGCGACCGGACAGCACGGCCTTGGTGACCTCGTAGGAGACGTTATGCGCCCGCGCCCACTCGGCGAGCGATATCCCTGCCTCTGCGAACTCCTCCCTCACCTGGGAAGGTGTTTTGATTCTTTGACGCTGCATCGGTAGCATTCGTGCCAGTCGGGGTCTACTGGTGACTATTTTCGCTATTTGGCGAATTCTGTCAAACAGCGAATACCCGCGTCTGCAACACGTGGGGTCAAGCCCCATCAAGGCCTTCGCGCAATGCCACGCAAATCAAGAACGTCTACGCCGGCTGACGAGGACCTGGCAAGGGGGTTGGGCGCGCGCATCAAGGATCTGCGTCTGGCACTTGGCCTCAGCCCCGCCGAGTTCGCGGCAGCGGGCGGCGTTAGCCAGGCTCATCAATACCGCGTCGAATCTGGAGAGCGGGTCGCTGACGCGATCTACCTCTTGAAGGTCGCGACGACGTTCAAGGTCGATCTGGGACGCCTACTCGCCGACGACCGCGAAGAGGCTGCAGTGGATGCTGGCCTCTTGGGCGTGCCTGCGCGAGAAGTGGCATTGCCGCGAGGCAAAGGGCATGAAGCCCTGACGACAATCCTGGACGCCAAGGAGCAAGAGCTGATTTCCAACTACCGAGCTGCTGCTGACGAAGGCCGCCGCTTGATCGAGCAGGCGGGGACGACAGTACCCAAGCGCCAGGTCTCGCGCGTCAAGAAGGCTGCGTAGCCGACCTCGCGGGGGGCACTGTGCCCCCCTTCTGAACGAAAGGCGTTGACCGAACCCGACACTCGATATCAACATTTCGTCGATGCCGAATCACTGCAATCCGAGCAACATGGAAGGCGGCAGACGGATGCGCGTGTGATCCCGACATTACGGACGAACCGGAGGAACGTTGATGATGTGGTGCGATCGTTCGGTAGGAATCAGCCTCGCCACGTTGATGTGTGCCGTCGGGACGCTGTCGGCATGCGGCAAAGGAGACGTGACTCCGGCCACGGATGCGGGTAGTTCCAGCTCGCCGGAAAAGACTTCTGCATCGCCACCGGCAGCACCTCCGCCGGTCTCAGCTGGCGACTGGCGTGCCGCGCTTGCTGGTTCGTTCGCAGAGCAAGACGTTCGGGCTGGAGACGACGGCGTAACGGCGTTCAATGCCTGCTTTCAGCCGAGGAGCGCCCCTCCGAAGTGCATGCCGCTAGCATTCGCGAAGAGGGATGCCTTTCGGAAGCTGCGCAACTTCACCCCAGCCCGATCGGAGTTGGCGAGTTCCGAGATCATGGCCGAAACCGCCTTTCGAAGCGATGTCGTCTTGCCCGACTGCGGCCTTCCAATGGTCGTGCTTAGACCAACCTACATCGCAAGGTCTTGGCTGTTCATGAACCAACTCGCCGTAATGGTCGACGGCGAAGTCATCCTCGACAAGGCCTTTGACTCCGAGAAGGTGGACCGAACTACCATCTCGAAAGGCGTTAGGGAGGAAGGCACTGTTAGGCTCAACGAACAGGAGATTGATGCCTTGCGTAAGGTCGGCAAGAAGAAGCCAACAATAAGATTCACTGGCGATCGCGGCTATGTGACCGTCAACAAGGGACCGTTCTCCTGGGGCGAGGACATAGGAGATCTGCTGTCGATATACGACCAGCTGCAGTCCGCCCTGAAGGACAAACAACCGAAGACCTGCAGCGCTTAAGCGAGCATCGAGAAGGGCCACTGGGCACCAGTCGACCATTGCGCCGACCCTTGTTGACCGCGCGACGGCCCACGTGCTACCTTGAATAGATATCGGGCGGTGCACGGCTGAACTAGTTCAGCCGTGACCACTCCCCCCCGGCCCGCGACGATGCGGGCCCATGCTGCCTCCCCGCTCCACCACCGCCTCAGTCCAGCTCGGCCGAGCCGCGCGCATGGTGCTCGCGGCACTGTCGCTCACCGCTGCCGGACTCGTGGGGCTGGCAATCGACGAGGGTTACAGCGAGCAGGCGATCATTCCGACCAAGGGGGATCGGCCGACGATCGGCTTCGGCTCCACCACCCGCGCCGATGGCTCACCGGTGCGGATGGGGGACACCACCACACCGGTCAGAGCCCTGCAGCGCATGCTGGCTGACGTCCAGCAGTTCGAGGGTGCGCTGAAGCGCTGCGTCAAGGTGCCGCTGCACCAGGCGGAGTACGACGCCTACATCAACCTCTCCTACAACATCGGCGCCGGAGCCTTCTGCAACTCCACCCTCGTGCGCAAGCTCAACGCCGAGGACTACGCCGGCGCGTGCGACGAGATCCTGCGCTGGTACATGTTCAACGGTTTCGACTGCCGGACACCGGGCAACAAGGTGTGCGCCGGCCTCTGGACACGCCGCCAGGAGTTGCACCGTCAATGCGCCGGAGCGGGCGAGCTGTGAGCACTCCGCAAGCGCTCGCCGTTCGCGCGCTCGCGCTGCTCGTGGTCGCCCTTGTCGCCGGCGGGGCCGGCTACCTGTGGGGCCGCGAGGCGGCGCACAGCGGGCAGGCAGCCAAGGCCGCGCGCGTCGCCACGCAGCAACTGCGGGGCTACCAGGACGAGGTCCGCCTGGCCAACCAGGCCGAAGCCACTTTCCTCGACCAACACCGGACCATGGAGGCCCGCTATGCCGCGCTCGATCGTGCCCATCGTGATCTTCTTGGCCGTATGCCTCTTGCCGTGCCTGCTCGGGTGGACCGTCGCGTGGCTGGTGACCCGGTGGGAAGCGGCCTGGTGCGCAAAGTGGAAGCGCCTGTGGCTCGCGTCGGAACTGCGCCTGGTGTTGGCCCTGCAGACGTGGCCGCTGCTGACGATGCTGACCCTGAGCTCACTCTGGCTGCTGTCCGGGTGTGGAACGCTGCCCTCACCGGCACCGACGCGCCGTCCGGTGCCTGCGGCCCTGCTGCAGATGCCGCGGGAGCCGATGCCGCTTGTGCCCGCAGCTCCGGCCTCCGCCTCTCCGACGCCTGGAACAACCAGCGCGCCAACGCCCAAGCCTGTGCCTTCGACCGGCAGCAGCTCCGCCACCTGATCGAGTTCCTCACGCAGGACCGGGACTGAAACCCTCCATGGACAACGACGAGAAGATCATGCTCGGCCGCATCGACGGAAAGCTCGACGGCATTGCCGAGCATCTGCAGCGCCAGGACAAGCGGCTCGACACGATCGACGAGCGCCTGCGCGTCGTCGAGCAGAAGGCGGCCATAGCCGGCGCAATGAGCGGCGGCGCCATGAGCGTGGGCGTGGCCCTGATCATCGAAGGCATCAAGAGCTGGCTCGGCCGCGGCGGCCCGGGGGTCGGCCCCTGAGATGGCCCACCCTCACGAGAAGCGCACCCAGCTCCGCGGCCTGTTCGTCTACCAGCGCATGCCGATGGAGACGGCGTGCAAGAAGGTCGGCGTTCCGAAGAGCACCGGCAACCGCTGGAAAGCCGAGGCTTCTGCCGCCGGCGACGACTGGGACACCGTGCGAGCGGCCGTCGCCTTGGGCGACGAGAACTTCGCCAGCCTGAGCAAGAAGCTGCTCGAAGACTACCTGGTGCAGCACCAGGCCACGATGGACCTGCTTCGCGACGCCAAGGACATGAGCCCGCGCGACCGCGCCGAGACCCTGGCCAGCATGAGCGACAGCTTCAACAAGACGATGGCCAGCTTCCGGCGCCTGTCGCCCGAGCTAAACCGCCAGTCCATCGCCCTGGACGTTCTGCAACGGCTGGCGCAGTTCTGCCAGAGCCGGTTCCCGAAGCACGCGGAGATGCTGCTGGAGCTGCTGGAGCCGTTCGGGGAAGAGCTGGCGAAGGTTCGGTGAGGGGACGTAGGCGCCTTAGCCCCCCTCGCCTCCACTCACAGCACAAGTACTCAATCCGAATCGTCGCCAGCCGCGTCGGAGCCTATGTCGACATCTATGCCGTCAAGGAGACCAGCAGCGCGTCTCAGGTCGGTCAGATCCGGCTTCTTTCCCTCTATGACGCTACCGAGCACACCGAAAACTGCGGGGATCGCAAGCAGACCGGTCGCGGCCAAGGACGCCATAGCGATGGCGTCTGCGATTCTTTCTTCAAGACTCTTGGGCATCTCGTCTCTCCTGTTCGGCGATCGCACAGAAGGGAGCACACAGCGTCTGGCCCCGTGCAAGTGCAAGACGGCCCGCTTTTACCTGCCACTCCAGAAGCCTGCAATCCCACAAATGGTGGGTCTCCCGATCAGGCTCATGCGCTGGGGCGAATGATGGCCAAGAGCAGCAAGGAGTTCCTCGACGGCCTCGCCGATTTGGCGGAGAGCCTGCGCCGGCAGATCGACGCCAACCTCGACGGATGGAGCCTGGAGGCCGGCGCGATCGCCGAGCGGCGCCGCAAGGTGTTCGACCCGGTGACCGGCTTCGAGTACTTCGACCGCACCTACTTCCCGCACTACGGCACGGCTGACCCGAGCGAGCTGCACCGCTACCTCTACCAGCGTCTGCCGCAGATGGTGAACGCGAAGAGCGGGCAGCGCGACGCGATCGCCGCACCCCGGGGCGAGGCGAAGTCGACGAAGGTGTCGATGTCCTTCGTCACCTGGTGCCTCATCACCGGCGCGAAGTGGTACCCCATCATCGTGATGGACGCCTTCGAGCAGGCGGCCGAGATGCTGGAGGCGATCAAGGCCGAGCTGGGGAGCAACCCGCGCATCGCGAGCGACTTCCCCGAGGCCGCCGGCCAGGGCAAGGTGTGGCGGGCCGGCGTGATCACCACAGCCAATGGGCGCAAGGTCGAGGCCTTCGGATCGGCCAAGAAGATCCGCGGCCGGCGCCACGGGCCGCACCGGCCCGACCTGGCGGTGCTCGACGACATCGAGAACGACGAGAACGTCAACACGCCCGCGCAGCGCGACAAGCTGCAGAAGTTCGTCACCGCCTCGGTGCTGAACCTCGGCCCGCCGGACGACAGCATGGACGCGATCCTGATCGGCACCGTGCTTCACTACGACAGCGTGCTGCGGCGCTTCCTGTCGAACCCGCTGTGGAACCGCAAGGTGTTCAAGGCCATCATGCAATGGCCGGACCGCATGGACTTGTGGGACGCTTTCGAGGAGCTGCTGCTCAACGCGGAGAACCCCCAGGCCGCCGAGGCTGCGGCCATGCAGATGTACCGCGACAACCAGGCGGCCATGGACGCCGGCGCACAGGTGAGCTGGCCGGCGGTTCGACCGTTGGTCAAGCTGATGATCAAGCGGGCACGCGAAGGACACACCGCCTTCGACAGCGAGCAGCAGAACGATCCCACCGCCGGGGACGACGCGCCCTTTGCCAACAGCATCCGTTTCTGGGTGAACCGCGTGGCCGAATGGGTCTTCTACGGCGCGGCCGACCCGTCCCTCGGCCGAGCCGGCTCGGGCCGCGACCCGAGCGCGCTACTGGTGGGCGGATACCAGCGCGTGCTGGGCATCCTCGACGTGGTGGAGGCGAAGATCCGCAAGCGCACGCCGGACCGCATCATCAGCGACATCATCGAGCTGCAGCGGGAGTACTGCTGCCTGGTGTGGGGCGTGGAGAGCGTGCAGTTCCAGGAGTTCCTGCGCACCGAGCTGGTCAAGCGGTCGGCTGCGGCCGGCGTGCCAGTGCCGGCCCGGGCGCTGATGCCGATCTCCGACAAGGAGCTGCGCATCGAGGCCCTGCAGCCGCACATGCACAACGGGCTGATCCGGCTTCACTCGAGCCAGACCACGCTGATCGACCAGTTCCGGCACTTCCCCAAGGCCGACCACGACGACGGGCCCGACGCCCTGTGCATGCTGTGGATGCTGGCTGTGACCGGAGGGGTGGCGGTGGCCAGGCAGAGCGGTGGCGAGCAGGTCAAGACATCGGCACCCACCGCCCGGGAGCGGGCCGGCCGCCAGGTACAACGCATGTTTCGCAACGGAGGCCGCGCATGAGCTGGCTGGACAGGTTCCTCAACCCCACGAGGATGGCCGAGGCGGCCGCCGCGCCGGCCGAGCGCCCGGCGCCGGCCGCCGCGCGGGTGGCCGAGGCGGAGCCCAGCCGTGGCGCGGCCGAGCCCGGCTGGACCCGCCTGACGGGCGATGGCACAGGCCGGGCGAACGAGCGGGACCTGACACCGCTGGCCCAGGACCGCATGCAGCGCCTGGCCGAGTGGCTCTGGCAAAGCAACCTGCTGGCCAACCGCCTGGTCGAGCTGCCGCTCGCCTACCTGCTGGCGGAGGGTGTCTCGCTGCAATGCCAGAACGAGGAGCGGCAGAAGCTGCTGGACCGCTTCTGGAACGATCCGATCAACAACTGGCCGCTGAAGCTGGAGGGGCGCGCCCGGGCGTTGGGGCTGCTTGGCGAGCAGTGCTACATCTGCCATGTGAACGAGGGTGACGGCTTCGTGCGCCTGGGCTACCTCGACCCCCGACAGATCGCCGCGGTGGTGATGGACCCCGACAACCCCGAGCAGCCGATTGGCGTCGTGACCCGCAGGGATGCTCGTGGGCAACACCGCAAGTTCAAGGTGGTGGTCATCGGCGACGACGAGCAGCTCTTCACCCGGCGCACGGCGCAGATCCGCGCGAACGACTTTCCGGATGGCGAGTGCCTGCTCTACCAGGTCAACAAGTTCCCGGACGGTTCCCGGGGCCGGAGCGACCTGCTGGGCCAGATGGACTGGCTGGACGCCTACGATGAGTTCCTGTTCGCCGAGATCGACCGCATCGGCTACCTGCGGCGCTTCGTGTGGGACGTGGAGCTGACTGGCGCCACGGAGGACCAGGTCGAGAAATTCGACCGTGAGTTCAAGGCGCCCGCGCCGAACAGCAAGTTCGTGCATAACGATTCGGTCAAGCTGTCGGCGGTGAGCCCCGAGCTGCAGGCCGCCGACACCAGCGAGAGCGCTCGACTGCTTCGCAACCATGTGCTGGGCGGCGCCACCGTACCAGAGCACTGGTTCGGGGGTGGTGGGGACGTCAACCGTGCCGCCGCTGGCGAGATGGGCGAGCCCACCTTCAAGGTCTACACGGCCCGCCAGTCGAAGCTGAAGCTGATGCTGGAGGAGATCGGGCGCTACGTGATCTGGCGCAGCGCGGACACCACGGCCGAACCGGACTGGCAGGACGCCGAGTGGAAGGTGACAGCGATCTTCCCCGAGCTGGCGAACCGCGACCTGACGAAGTTCGCGTCGGCCATGCGCGAAGTGGCAACTACGGTCGTGGTGATGCTCGACAAGGGTCTGCTCACCGAAGAGACCGCCCTGCGTCTGGTGGCCGACGTCGCGCAACGCTTCGGCCAGCAGATCGACGCCAAGGCCGAGCTCGTCGCGGCGCGTGCCGAGGCGACCACACGCCGGGCGGAGCGCGCGAAGGAGGATGCCTTCAACCTGCCCGCGGATCTGCGGGTCGCGCTGGGCCAGGGCACCGCCTCGCCAGCCTGACATGGCGTCGGCCGCCGAGAAGCGATTCGAGGCCGCCCTGCGCGAGCGGCTGCGCGAGCGCGCGCGCTCGATCCTCTCCGCCGACCAGGCGGTGATCAAGCAGCTGGTCGACGCGCGCAACCGGATCGCCGAACTGCTGGCGGCCCAGCCGACCGACTATCAGCGCTGGCAGCTCACCAAGCTGCTCGACCAGGTGGAGACGATCCTGACCGGTGCGACGGGCAATGCCGCGGTGAGTCTGGACCGTGGGCTCCGCGACCTGTGGCAGCAGGGCGAGGACTTCGTCGACAAGCCCCTCGGCGCCGCGGGCATCGCCCTGGAAGCGCGGATGCCCCTGCTCGACGTCCGCCAGCTCGCGGCCATGCGCAGCTTCACGGTGGAGCGCCTGATGAACGTGGGCACCGAGGCCAAGAGCAAGATCGGGGCGCGGCTCGGTAGGGTGGTGATGGGCATCGAGACGCCCTTCGAGGCCACACAGGCGGTGCAGAGCATCCTGGGCGACGACATCCCGCGCCGGGCAACCATGATCGTGAGGACCGAGACCAGCCGCGCCTTCGCGGTGGCCAGCGGTAACCGGCTGCAGCAGGCGGCAGTGCTGGACGACCGAATGGAGAAGCAGTGGCGTCGGTCGGGCAAGATCCACAGCCGCTGGACGCACGACATCATCGACGGCCAGCGGGTGGCGGCCAGCCAGCCGTTTCGCGTGCCGAGCCAGAAGGGCGGCATCGACCTGATGCAGCACCCCCACGATCCGCAGGCGACGGCCGATCAGGTCATCAATTGCGGGTGCATCAGCCTGCCGCGGGTAAAGGGCTGGGGCGTGATGGCGCCGGGGGCGAAGCCGTTCACCGAGCAGGAGCTGAAGCTCGACCCGACGAAGGCGGCGCTGGTTGTGGTCCGAGATCGCCTCGCAAAGATCCGCAGCGCCTGACAACACCACACTGCCTCCCCAATTTGTACGAGGGAGCTGGCAGCACACGCAACAGCGGGGATGGCGCCCACTGCCCCCCCAAGATAAACTCTTGTGCGAATTGACACAACGCGGGGAGCAGCGAACTCATGGCCGCGGCAGACGTGACGCTCCAGCGTCCCTTGTTCGCAACTGAAGCGGGGCTCGTCAGTGGCTTCTTGGGCGCGCTGAGAGCTGGGGGGACCGCGTTTGGCGACGTAGAGATTGTGACCGAGTGGGATCACCGAGCCGGCCTCGTCGACGTGCTGGTCCGGGATGTCGCGCGGTCACTCGTCGCCTTCGAGGCAAAGCTTTCGAATTGGCAGCGAGCATTCAGGCAGGCCTACCGCAGCACCGCTTACGCCAACCGCTCGTATGTGCTGCTGCCTGCGGACGTTGCCCATCGCGCCCTCCGACGCCGGCACGACTTCGAGTGCCGAGGGATCGGCCTTTGTTCATTCGACGGCACGCACCTCCAGGTGCTGGTGGAGGCCATGGAGCAGGACGCCTTGTTGTCTTGGCTCCGTGTTCGTGCTCATGCTCACTTCGACCACCTGAACGATGACAAGCCAGTCCGACTTGGTCGAGATCGCAACCAAGATCGCGCGTCAGTACGGCTTTGACCTTGTACGCCAGCTGGGACAGGGAGCGTTCAAGACGGCGTTCCTAGCCTCGAAGGGGCAGCAGCAGTTCGCGTTCAAGGTCGCGCGACTCACCGGATCCACGGAGCGGCTTTTTCGAGAGACGGTCGCCTTACGAGGCTGCGATCACCCCGGCGTAGCAAAGCTGTACGAGGCATTCCCAGCCGAAGCACACGGCGCCCAGTGGTGGGTCGTCATTGAGGAACTTCTGGCTGGGGGCACCCTGCTCGACCAGATGGACGGCCCGCTTGATCCGGATCGGACGAGACGCATTGGCCTGGCGATTGCGAAAGTGCTAGAGCACTTGCACGAGCGGCGTCTTGTGCACCGAGACATCAAGCCTGCAAACATCATGTTCCGCACTTCGGACGATCAGCCAGTTCTGACGGACTTCGGGATTGTTCGAATGCTCGACAAGCCGACCCTGACCCACGCCTTCGTCCCGATGGGGCCCGGGACGCCGATGTACGCAGCGCCGGAGCAGTTGCTGAACGACAAGTCATTGATCGACTGGCGGACTGATCAGTTTGGACTTGCGATCGTGCTGGGGGAGTGCCTCACTGGACGCCACCCGTTTGCACGTCATGGCCAGACCGCCCAGGATGCGATCTCAGCAGTGGCGGCCAGACATGATTTGCCGACGGAGAGCGCCGAGGAGCTGAATCGCCTCGGGTTCAGTGGCCTCGTTCGGGCGCTCAGCCCATGGCCGGTGAACAGGTTCAGGAAGCCTCAGGACTTCGTTTTGTCGTTCTCGTAGCAGCACTGAAGGAGGCGGCTGTCATATGTCCGCATATCTGCAGCAAGGCCACGCCTCTTGGCCACTCATAGAGGAACCGGACGTCGGCGAGTTTGCCGGTGTAGTCGTGAGCCCAGTCAATGACGCACCTGAGGTCGTGAAGGACCGGCTCGATCGGCTTGGCGACCAGCGCAAGCGGCTCGAAGTGATTCTTGATCCCCAGTTGTACAACCCCGCCACCGGGAAGGGGTCGCTGGCGCAATGGAGCTACTACGCGACGGAGTTCGACACAGCCGACGCAAGCGACGTGTCCTGGTGGGCGGACCGAGGCATCAAGGTTGCCGACGCTGCAGCTGCGATCGGTGCAGATGCCCTCTGCACCCCCGTCCAGTTCCCCAAGAGCTACCCCGACGACTACTACAAGCTGACCATCGAGGCGACCGACGCGGTTCATCGATACGCAAAGAGCATAGGCCTCGACACGCTGCTAACCGCAGTGGTTGCAATGAGGGATCTCGTCGATCCGAACCGGGCGCGCCAAATCGCTTCGATACTTTCGAGTACCGTCTGCGACAGGATCTACCTCACCTTCCTGCCGGACGAACAGCAGCTGCGCGAACCACTGCGCGACATGACAGCGCTGCCGACGGCGATCCATCTGGTTCGACTGCTCAGCAGCCAGATGCGCGTTCACGTCGCCTACTGTGGCCACGACTTGGTGCTATGGAAGTGGGCGGGAGCACATGACGCATCGGCCGGGAAATTCTTCAACTTGCGGCGCTTCTCGCCCGCGCGCTGGGAAGATGAGAAGTCGAGGGGATCGAAGCAGTTCTACTGGAACGAATCGAAGCTCCTCACCTACCTCCGGGACCAAGAGGTGTTGCGCCTGGAGCGACAGGGCTGGTTCGAGCACGTGACATTTCCAGCCAACCCTGCGAGCAGCAGGATCCTAGAGATCCTCCGCAGCGGATCGGGTGAACCCTGGGAGAAGCTCTCGTGGATCCAGTTTCTCCGCTGGTTCTGCAACGCGGAGCGCATGTACGGAACACCACGTGCTGCCGAGACGAAGCTCGAGGACGCCGTGGCAAAGTGGTACCACGTCAACGACGAACTCAAGATTCTGTTCACTGACAGCTTCAACGACGGTCGGCACGCCCGTGTGTGGCTCGGCGCCGTCCGCGAGGCCAGCCAGCGACGTTGAGTCTCGTCATGCGGGGGGCGTTTTGAGGCGAGCAAGCGCCGCTTGGCTACCCACCCCCCAGAACTTTTTTTCGACCCCGGTTAAAGGGGTGTTTAAAGCGATCCAGGGGCATTTCCGATCGGCAGGGAGCCTCCCCGCCGGGTCCGGCCGGCGGGAATTGCCGAAATCGGCGGTCCGGTGGTAGCCTGACCGCGCACGTCCCGCCCCCTTCCGGCTGAACCAGTTCAGCCGTGCCAAGCACCCTTCCGCTCGGCACAGTCGCCTCCGTTCGATCAACGGAGCGACCCAGTGACCACCCCCAAGGACGAGAACCCCAAGGCGATGACGGCGGCCGAGGCCGCCAAACAGGTGAAGCGGCCGGTGACCGAACTGGTCGACGGCAAGCCGAAGACCCGCCAGGTGGCCGTGAAGGCCGACGAGGTGCTCTCGTTCAAGGACTACGGCTCGTTCGTGGTCGTCGTCACCAAGGACGGCCAGAAGTTCTCCAGCGCTGACGTCGGTGCGGCCGAGTAAGGGCCGAGCCGCGATGCCGCTGAAGGTCATCCCCCCGGGTCTGGGCTACGCCCAGCTCACCGAAGCCGTCACCACGGAGTACGGCCAGCTCGTCGAGCTGGTGCGCCAGGCCGTGGCGGAGAAGCTCAAGCCGGTCGGCGCCGCCTCGGCCTCGGAGTACTTCTACGTCGACGTGCGCGGCATCTGGCCGGACCGGGTGGTGGTGATGGTCAAGGGGCGTCTCACCAGCTACCCCTACACCCTCGACGCGGACAACAAGGTCCAGGTCGGCGACGGCGCCGAGGTGGTGGCCGACTTCAGGGTGGTGCGCGAGGCGCAGGCGCTGCCCGACCAGGCCAGCTTCACCGAAGCCGCGGACGGCTCGATCGCGGTGACGCTGATCCGTGCCGGCACCAGCGGCAACGGCAACTACTACCCCGACGCCACGCTCCGCGAGGCGGCGCCGCTCTTCGAGGGGGTGCGCGTCTTCGTCAAGTCGGACGCCGACCACACGCGCGGCGCCGGCAAGGACGTGCGCGGCCTGATCGGCGGGATCTACGACGTTCGCTTCGTCGAGGGCAAGGCCACCGACACCGGCTCCCTGGTGGGGACGTTCAAGCCGCTCGACCCTGCCGACCAGGTCGTCACCAAGATGACCGAGGCCGTCAGGCGCGGCATGCAGAACCTGCTGGGTCTGTCGATCGACGCGGTGGCCCGGACCCGGACGCGCCGCTCGGGCGCCCAGACGCTGCGCGAGGCGGTGCGCTTCGTCAAGGTCAGCAGCGTGGACCTGATCGTGGAGCCAGGCGCGGGTGGCGGCCTGGATCGTCTCGTCGAGGCAGCACCCGACAACGCCCCCTCCCCTTCCCGTTCGACCCCTGGAGAGTTCATGCTCAAGAAGCATCTGATCGCGGCCCTGCTCGCGATTGCCGCTACCCCGGCAGCCGTTGCGGCCGCTACCCCGACCAGCGCGGGTCTGATCACCTCCCTGCGCGAGTCCCGCAGCGACAGCGTGTCGAGCGCGGAGTTGATCACCGCGCTGCACGAGGCCTGCCAGGCCAGCGCCGTGCCCTACCGCGACGTGCTCGCCGCGTGCGAGTCGGCCGGCGAGGCGGACGACGTGACACCGGCGATCGCGCGCCTGGTCGAGGCGGCCAAGACGGCCCGCCAGGCGGCCGACAGCCAGCGCCTGAGCGAGTCGCTCGGCGACAACGCCCCGGTGACCCGGGCCGAGCTGCAGATGCTCGCCGTGCGCCAGGCGGCGGTGGTCCAGATCACCGGCAGCCGCCTTCCGCAGGTGGCCAAGGACCGCCTGCTGGCGCAGTTCAACGCGACCGCCCGCTTCACCGAGGCCGACGTGGGCACGGCGATCCAGGCCGAGTCCGCCTACATCGCGCGCTTCACCGAGAGCGGCGCCGTGCGGGTGCCGGCGTTCGGCGACCTGCAGGTGGGCGATCGCAGCGCGGCGGTTCGCGAGATGCTCGACGCCTTCTTCGATCCGGCTCACGCGCGGCACCGCGACGTGCGCAGCTTCCGCGAGGCCTACGTCGAGATCACCGGCGATCGCTACGTCACCGGCCAGCTCGCCGACTGTGACCGCGGGCGCATGGCGGAGAGCCTCGGGGTGATGCGCGAGTCGATCGACAGCGCGACCTTCGCCAACGCCCTGGGCAACAGCATCACCCGGCGCATGCAGGCGATCTACACCGGCCGCACCGATCTGCAGGTGTGGCGCCGCGTGGCCACGTCGGGGCCGGTGAGCGACTTCCGCAGCCAGGAACGCATGCGCATCGGCGGCTACGGCAACCTGCCCGCGGTGGCCCAGGGGGCGGGCTACACGGCCCTCACGAGCCCAGGGGACGAGAAGGCCAGCTACGCGGTGAGCAAGCGCGGCGGCACCGAGGACGTGACGCTGGAGGCGATCACCAACGACGACGTCCAGGCGCTGCGACGCATCCCGCAAGAGCTGGCGCTGGCGGCGGGCAACACGCTGATGGAGTTCGTGTTCGACTTCTTCCGCACCAACCCGACCATCTACGACACGGTGGCGCTGTACCACGCGTCGCACAACAACCTGCGGACCGGGGCGCTCGACGCCACCGAGTTCGCGGCGCACCGTCAGCTCATGGTGAAGCAGACCCGCGCGGGGTCCAACAAGCGCCTGGGCCTGTCGCCGAAGTCGATCCTGGTGCCCTTCGAGCTGCAGGAGACGGCCTACAACCTGTTCGTCCGCGGCCAGAACAACGACAAGACCTTCGTCCAGGACCTGAATCCCGACGTGATCGTCGTGCCCTACTGGACCGACGCGAACGACTGGTGCACGGTGGCCGACCCGACCGAACTGCCCGTGGTGGAGGTCGGCTTCCTCAACGGCCGTGAGGAGCCGGAGCTCTTCGTGCAGGACATGCCCAACGTGGGCTCGATGTTCAGCAACGACAAGCTGACCTACAAGATCCGCCACATCTACGGCGGCAGCGTCCTGGTGGACGGCTTCAAGGCCACCACCAAGGCCGTGGTCGCCTGAGCCCGGGCAGAGACGATGTCCTTGGCCGACGTGCGTCAGCTCGTGACCAGCCTGGCGCGTGACCAGGCCGGCGTCACGTCGACCGAGGACCGCGACCGCGCCATCGCCCTGGCCGTGGCCCGCTACAGCGCAGACGTGCCGCGGCAGGTGGTCGAGGACATCACCTGGCCCGCCAACGGCTTCGTCGGTTCGCTGCCCGAGGGCTGGTTCGACGGCGCGGCCATTGTCCAGGCGGAGACGCCGCTGGACCGCCACCCGCCCTCTCTGGTGCCGATGTCGCTGTACCAGGGGCCGGAGGGTGCGCGGCTGATCGCCGCCGACGCGCTCGACGCCGGCGTGGTGGTACGCGTGACGTTTCGGGCGCCGCACATCCTCACGGAAGACCGCGACACCGTGGAGCCTGGCCACGTGGAGGCGCTCGCCAGCTATGCGGCGCACCTGCTGTGCAAGCAGCTCGCCTCGCACTTCAGCGCAGAGCGCGAGGCCGCGATCGGTGCCGACGCCAGTGCGACCGACAGTCGTGCGCGCAACTACGCGGCACGCGCCAAGGACTACCGCGGCGCCTACTACGCAGGCATCGGAAGGCCCGACCCGCAGGCCTCAGGCGAACGCGGCGGCGCCGCGGACGCTGGCCTCACGCCCGCCGCGGCGGCGAGCGCTTGGGAGAGCCGCCCGCGCGTCCGACCGAGCCCCCATGCGGGAGACGGTCTGTGATCCACATCTCCGCCCCGGCCCTCGTGGCGCTCCAGCGCGGCATGGCCCAGGCGCCGGACATGGTGCGGCGCGAGCTGACATCGGAGATGACGGTGCTCACCCAGCACCTGGAAGGCGAGGTCAAGGACGCTTGGCCGGTCGGGATCTCCAACTCGCGCGAGCAGATCACGAGCGACGCCTTCAGCACTCCAACGGGAGCGCTGGGCGTGATCGGAACACCCTCTCCGTATGCACCGGTCATCGAAGACGGGCGCAAGCCGGGCAAGGGGGTCAGCCGAGCCGGGCAAGACGCGATCGCCGCCTGGGCGGTGGGCAAGCTCGGCGTGTCCCCGAAGGCGGCCAAGGGAGTGGCCTACCTGATCTCGCGCAAGATCAAGGCGCAGGGCATCGCCGCGAAGCGGCCGTTCGCCATCACGCTGGAGCGCAATCGGACCGTGGCCCTTCGGGCCTTCGAAGACGCTGCTGCCCGCATCGCCGACCAGCTCGGAGGTGCGGCATGAGCAGGCTCGCCGACATCCGCGCCGCGTTGGTCGCCCGGATCGGCTCGGTACCGCAGGTTGGCGTGGTGCACGACCGCGAGCGCTACCTGAAGAACGAGGCGGCCTTCCGATCGCTGTACGTCGCATCGGGGGTGTCTCCGCAGCTGCGCGGCTGGTGGCTGCGCCGAGCCGCGACAGAGCGCCGCGCCCTGAACATGTCGCGCCGCCTGGTCATCCACACCTGGCATGTGAGGGGCTACATGGCCCTGGCCGACGACGCCGGTACCGAGCTGGTCTTCGACGAACTGATCGAGTCGATCGCCGCCGCGCTGGACAGCGACCCGACCCTGGGCGGATTGACGGACCCGGCTCCACTCAACCAGCAGGACAGCCGTGAGGGCCTGCAGGTGACCGACTGCGGCCCGGTGATGTTCTGCGGGGTGCTGTGCCACAGCGCCGTGCTCGAACTGCGGACCTGGAACTACGAGTGATCCAGCCCGGCGATCGCCACTTACAGCCTCTGAACGGAGAACCAACCATGCCCCGTGTGACACCCCGCACCGACGACGCCGTCGACAACAGTTCAGCCACCGAAGCGCAGATCGACGTCGGCGGCATCGGGGAGACGCTGCCCCCGACCGATCCTTCACCCGCGGCCATCCCCACCGAGTGGAACGACGAGTTCCGCGGTCTCGGCGGCAGCTATGTCGTCGTCGACGGCAAGCGCGTCCCCCAGGACTGATCCGCAGCCCACTACCCCTGCACCAGAGGACCTCCCATGCCCCCGCCCATCCTGCTCCGCAACGTCGCCGTCCTGGTCAAGAAGGAAGTCACCGTGGGGACCGACTCGGTCCCCACCGGTGCCGCCAACGCCGTCCAGGTCGACATGATCAAGCTCACGCCGCTGGCCGCCAAGGTGGTCGAGCGCCGGCCCATCCGTCCCTACTTCGGGGCCGCCGAGAAGACCACCGCCTCGGCCAACATGGCGGTGGAGATCGAGGTGCCGTTCAGCGGCTCCGGCACCGCCGGCACCCCGCCGCAGTGGGACGCCCTGATGCAAGCCTGCGCCGCGGCCGTGACGACCGTCAACGCCACCAGCGTGACGTACGCGCCGGCCAGCGCCTCCCTGGCTGCGGTGACGATCTACGTGAACTACGGCGGAAACAACCACATCCTGACCAGCGCCCGCGGCACCTGGTCGGCCACGGTCAACGCCGAGGGCAACCCGGTGCTGAAGTTCTCGCTCACGGGCCTGTTCAATCCGCTGGCCAACGCCGCGCTCCCGGCCGTGACCTATGCCGGCATCGCCCGACCGGTACCGGTGAACAAGGCCAACACCACACTCTCCCTGCACACCCAGGCGCTCGTTGCCGGCGCCTTCAGCCTGACCGGCGGCCTGGACGTGAAGTACCGCAACCGAATCGGTGCGGAGCGCGTGGACATCATGGACCGCGCGACCGAGTTCAGCGCCTCGTTCGAGTCGGTGCCGCTGGCCACGAAGGACTGGCTCGCCGCGGGCCGCGCCAACGATGTGGGCGCGCTGTCGCTGGTCCATGGCCTGACCGCCGGGAACATCATCACCTTCACCGCCGCGAACGCGCAGATCGGCACCGTCACCTACGGCGAGGACGAAGGCGTGCAGTCCACCGAGGTCGCCGGCGTCCTGCTGCCCGGGAGCGGTGGCAACAACGAGTGGTCGCTCGCCCTCACCTGAATCCCTGAAGGGGCCCACGCCCCGAAGCGACGCGCGGCGCAGCGGCAGCCTCGCACCCTTGGAGAACGGGTGGTCGACCCGAAACCGCTGCGGCTGGCCCGGCCGAACTCGATCAGGGCACCCCTTCCTCCCTGCCTTCTCCACAGGAGCCTGCTTCCATGTTCCGCCTCACCACGAATCCGGACTTCCTTGCCCAGGTCGTCGCCCACATCCCGGCCGACCGCGGCAAGACCACCCGCGTTGCCTTCCATGTGGCCTTCCGGCGCCTGGAACAGCGTGAGTACCAGGACCTCATGGCCCGCCTTCGCGAGAGCCGGCTCGAGGCCGAGCGCATCGAGAAGGAGACGGGGCGCCCTGCAGTGCCGGCCTTCGGCGACCGCCAGCTGCTCGACGAGGTGCTGGTGGGCTTCGGCGACGACCTGCAGGACGAGGTCGGCTCGCCGTTGCCCTTCACGCCCGAGAACGTCGACCGGGTGCTCGCGATCTACCCGATCCAGCCGCGCATGGTGGCCGCCTTCTTCGACAACTTCGGCAAGGCCGCGGAAAAAAACTGAAGGCGCTGGGCCGCCACGCGGTTCGGCAGCGCACGCCTGAGCCCGACGACGATGCCGACGACCCACGGACAGCCGGCGACCTGGCCAGCTCCGCGCAGGGCCTGGGGCTGGACCTCGACGCCCTGCAGGCCCAGCGCCTGGCGGCGCCGGAGCGTGCGGAGTACTCCCCATCCGGGGGCGACGCGGTCGACGTCTGGCCAGAGCACTGGGAGGCCTTGCAGCTGCTGCTGTCGTGCATCGGCCAGTTCGAACTGGCGGTGGGCGGCATGGGCGGCGTGATGCACCTGGAGGCCCGGGCCGTGAACGTGGAGCGCCACATGGACTGGCTGCGCATCCGACGCCGGCGCCGGCCACAGGTGTGGGCGCAGTACCGCGTGATGGAACGCGCCGCTCTGCAAGTCCTCAACGCCCGCGCTGCGGCCGAAGCCAAAAAGGCCACCGACAAAGCCCGCCTGCACTGACCGATGGACCAGACCGTCAAGTTCACCCTCATCGCCGATGGCGCGGGCGTGGTGCGCGTCGTCCGTCAGGTGGGCGACGAGTTCCAGGGCATGGGCAGCGCGGCGAGCTCGGCCTCGTCGACGGCGGCCAGCGCGATCGACAGGCTCGAGACGAGCCAGCGCCAGGCCACCGCCGCCACGCTGGCAGAAGCTGCCGCGCAGCGTGAGGCCGCCCAGGCCCAGCGGCAGACCGAGGCCGCCCAGGCGAGCTTCATGGCCTCGCTGCGCGAGCAGATCGCGCTGTACGGCAAGGGCGAGAGCGACGTGTTGCGCTACCGGGCCGCGCAGGCCGGCGTCGCGGAGCAGGCGGCCAGCCTGATCCTCCAGCTCGACAACATGCGCGCCGCGCAGCGCCAGGCGGCCCAGGCGGCGGCCGAGGAGGCTGCGGCGCAGCGCCAGGCCGCCGAGGCGCGCCGGCAGGCCCAGGCCTCGGCCGACGCCTTCGTGGCCGGCCTGCGCGAGCAGGTGGCCACGCTCGGCATGTCGCGCACCGAGTTGCTCGCCCACCGCGCCGCCCAGCTCGGTGTGACGGAGCAGGCCGGGCCGATGATCGCGCGCTTGGCCGAGGGCGACGCAACGATGAAGCGCTACGGCGTGTCGGCAGGCCAGATGTCGCAGGCGATGCGCATGCTGCCGATGCAGTTGACCGACGTCGCGACCAGCCTGGCCAGCGGCATGCCGATCTGGATGGTGGCGATCCAGCAAGGTGGGCAGGTGAAAGACAGCTTCGGTGGTCTGCGCCCGATGTTCGATGGCCTGCGCTCCGTCCTCACCCCGACCAACCTGGCACTGGGCGGCTTGGCCGCAGCCGCCGCGCTGGCGATCGCCGCGATCGTCGAGGGCCGTGCCGAGACCTCCGCCTACAACCAGGCCCTCACGCTCACGGGCAACCAGGCCGGCAAGACGGCGGGCCAGCTCGCCGAGATGGCCGCAAGCCTGGCGCAGGGCCGGGTGACCCAGGGCGCCGCCGCGGCGGCCTTGGCCGAGATCGCCGCGACCGGGAAGATCAGCGGCGACGTCATGCGCGACGTGGGCGCTGCGGCAACGCAGATGTCGGTGGCAACTGGGCGCGCGGTGAAGGACATCGTGGCCGAGTTCGTGAAGCTCGGCGAGGAGCCCAGCAAGGCGAGCGCCAAGCTCAACGAGCAGTACCACTACCTCACCTCGGCGGTGTACCAGCAGATCGTCGCGCTGGAGAAGGCGGGCAAGACCGACGAGGCCGCCGAGCTGGCGCAGCGCACCTACGCGCAGGCCATGCGCGAGCGTGCGGAGACGGTACAGCAGAACCTGGGCACGCTGGAGAAGGCGTGGAACTCGCTCGGCAACGTGGCGAAGGCAGCGTGGGACAAGCTGCTCAACCTCGGTCGGGAGGACACTCTTGGGCAGCAGCTCGACGCGGCCTACGAAACTGTGCGCAAGGCACAAGAGCGGGTCGACGCGTTGCGGCGAAGTGGCGGGCTTGCTGGCAATGGCACGGCACAGAGCGACCTCGAACGGGCGCAGCAAGAGGTGCAGTACCTCAGGGAGAAGGGCAAGCTGCTCAACCAGCAGGCGGAGAGCCAGGCTAAGGCTACCGACGCCAATCAGAAAGCGATCGCTGCACAGGATGCCATCCGGACGGCCACCGAGCGCTACAGCTCCGAGACGAAAAAGCTCAACCGCGAGCTGGCCGAGCACAAGCGCCAGTTCGACGCGATCCGCGCGGCCGACCCGAGCAGCGAGCTGCTCAAGGGCGAGCAGGCGCTCTACGCCGCCATCCGCAAGACCTATGCCGAGCGGGGCAACATGGCCAGCGCCGCCAAGGACGCGAGCGCCGCCCGGATCGAGGCCTTGCAGCGTGAGCAGCGGCTGCAAGACGAGATCGCGAAGCGCACGACCTACCAGATCAAGCTGCAGGGTGACCTGCAGAAGCTGACGCCGCGCGAGGTGATCGAGCAGACGGCCCAGGTCGAACTCGATGCCCTGGAGCAGCAACGAACGGGTCTGGAGGCCCAGCTCGCGATCTACCGTAAGCGCAAGGACAGCCTGAAGGACCAGCAGCAAGTGATCGGTGAGCTGGCGCTGCTGGAGGAGCGCGTCGCCACCCGCCGCGCTCAGCTCGCCGGCGACCAGGCTCGCCTCGACAAACAGCGCGCGGACCAGATCCGCGACGTGACGCAAGCCCAGCGCGAACAGGAGGCCGACGAGGCGCGGGCATATCGGGACGCCTACGCGGCGCGCTACTTTGCTGCGGCGGAAGCAGTGCGGGCATACGCCAAGGGGCTGCGTGAGTCTGCGGAGGCGGCCCGGCTCGAAGCCGGAGCCCTGGGGCAGTCATCAGTGGCACGCGACACCGCCGTGCGCAACTACCGCATCCAGCTCGAGCTGGAGAAGCAGATCGAAGCCATAGAGGCGCAGCGCCTGACCAAGGCAGACCAGCTGGCAAAAATCGAGGAAGCGACATCGGCGGCCGCCGTCGCCCGTGCCCAACTGACCCTCCAGGCCTCGCGCAAGGCCCTCAACGACTACTTCGACCCGGCCCGAGCCAAGGAATTCGGCGACGTCGTGGCCGACGCCTTCGGTGCCGTAGGCAACTCGATCAAGGGCATTCTGAACGCCCTCGACACCTACGCGCAGAAGCAGGCGGAGATCGTCAAGCTGACCGAGCACGCCAAGGTGCTGCAGCAGGCGGCGGGCGATGCCTGGGCCAGCGGCGAGATCCTGCGGGCGATTCAGCTGGAGGGCGAGGCGCGCCAAGCCAACGACAAGATCGCCGAGCGCGGTGCGCGCAACCAGATCGGTCTCTATGCCTCGATCGCGGGGGCGGCCAAGGGCTTCTTCCAGGAAGGCAGCAAGGGCTACCAGATCCTGTCCGCGGCCGAGAAGGCCTTCCAGGCCTACCAGCTGGCCAGCGACATCGTGAAGGGCACGTCGGCCGCCGCGGTGGCGGTGGCCAACCAGGCGCAGGGCGACCCCTACACCGCCTGGGCCCGCATGGCCGCTATGGCCGCGGCGATGGCGGCGCTGGGCTTTGCCATCAGCGGCGGCTTCAACACCGGCGGCGGCGGGCCCACCGCGGCGACGCGGCAGGCGACGCAAGGCACCGGCACCGTCTTCGGCGACGCCTCGGCGAAGTCGGAGTCGATCACGCGCTCGCTGGAAGCGCTGACCGACAGCGCCAAGATCGAGCTGACGTACCAAAGCGGCATGCTCGCCGCGCTGCGCTCGATCGACGCCGCGATGAACGGCCTGGCCAACATGGTGGTGCGCACCACCGGCCTCACGAGCGGAAACACCTTTGGCGTCGAGCTGGGCACTCTGTCGAAGAACACCGGGGACCCACTCGTCAAGGCCCTCACCGGCATCAACGACAGCTTCCTCACCAAGCTGATGGGTCCGCTCGGTGGGATCATCGCTACGCTGCAGAGCCTGTGGGGGAAGACCACGCAGGAGATCACCGACAGCGGCCTGATGATCCGCGGCCTGGTGAGCGAGCTGGCGGCCGGCTCCGGGGTCAGCCAGTACGCGGACGTGCGCACCACGTCGACGAGCTGGTTCGGCCTGAAGTCCAGCACCAGCACCAACACCCTGACGCAGTCGGTCGACGCGCAGATCGCGCAGCAGTTCGGCCTGATCTTCAAGGGTGTGGGCGACGCGCTGAAGGCCGCCTCGGCGAGCCTCGGCCGCGATGCCGACGTGGTCGGTGCCGCGATCGCCGCCTACTTCGTCGAGATCCCGCGTGCCTCCCTGCGCGGCCTCAGCGGCACCGATCTGCAGAACGCGATCAACAACCTGATCAGCAGCGCGACCGACGAGATCGCCAAGGCCATCGTGCCCGGGCTGGACGACTTCCGGCAGATCGGCGAGGGCTACTTCGAGACCGTCGTCCGTGTTGCCAGCGGCGTGGAGACCGCGCAATACGCCCTGGAGAAGTTCGGCATCAGCGCCGTGAACTTCACCAACCTGATCCAGAAGCAGGGCGACGTGGCCGCGGAGATCGTGCGCCAGAGCATCGTCCAGGCCGAGAGCTACACGCTCGACACCAAGACCGGTCTTGGTGGACGCATGAACATCACCGGCACGGCCGACCGGTCCGGTGTCGTCGACGTGGTCAGCGGGGTCGGCCAGATCATCCAGACCATGAGCGGGTCGGCCGACGACATCGCCTCGGTCTACGAAGCGCTGCTCGCGGTGCGGGGCGCCATGCGGTCGGTCGGGGAAACCGGCATGGATCTGTCGGCCGCGATGCTGCGCGGAGCAGGCGGCATCGAGCGCCTTCAGGCCGGGCTGGACGACTATCTGGAGAAGTACTTCTCCAGCAGCGAGAAGACGGCGGCGGCGACTGCCCGGCTGGCCGAGCAGTTCGCGCTGATCGGCGTCGCCATGCCCACCAGCAACGCCGGCTTCCGCGAGCTGGTGAGCGGCATCGACACCAGCACAGAGGCCGGACAGCAGCTGTATGGCCAGGTCGTGGCCTTGGCCGGTGCATTCGCCCAGCTGCATCCGATGGTCGAGCGGACGGCGAGCGCGATCGACCTGACCAACGCGGTCCGTGCGCAAGACATCCGCATCATGGAGCTGCTCGGCGACGCCACCGGCGCGTTGGCCGCCCGGCGCCAGGACGAGCTGGCCGCAATGGACCCTTCGCTTCGGGCCAAGCAGGAGTACATCTATTCCCTGCAGGACGAGGCCGCAGCCACCCAGCAGCGCACCGGCCTGGAGCAGCAGCTCATGCAGCTCACCGGCGACACCGCAGGACTTCGTGAGCGCGAGCTGCAGGCACTGGACCCGAGCAATCGGGCGCTGCAGGAGCGCATCTACGCGTTGCAGGACGCAGCCACCGCCGAGCAAGCCGCCCAGGAGGCCGCCCAGGCGGCGCAACAGGCGATGGAGCAGATGGTCAGCGACGCCGGCATCAACGCCGCGACGCTCGCCGACACCATCCGAGACGGCCTGCTTGGTCGTATCTCCGAGGCACAGCTCGGCGCGAGCCTGGCCGACCAGGTCATCAACGGCGTCTACAACGCCCTGGCGGGCGGCTTTGCCCAGCAAATCACCAACCTGCTGGTCACCCAGATCGTCCAGCCGATGGTCATGGCGGCCGCCACCGGCGGCAGCGTGTCGTCGGCGGTGAGCCAGGCCGCGATCGACACCGTGGTGGCCAAGGCCACCCAGGCAGCCCAGGCCCTCGGCGCCATCCTGGCCGACCCGGGCTTCCAGGCGGCCATCCAGGCGGTCGGCAACGCGATCACCGGCGCGCTGGCCAGCGCTGTGACCAACATCCCAGCGCCGAGCTACCTGCCGCCGGTCTATACGCCCCCTGTGGCCTCCACGACCACCTCGGCACCCGCGTTCACGTCGACCAGCACCGCCGAGCGCACCAGCGCCGCCAACGACGCCCTGCAGGAGCGCGCGCGGCTGGAGCGGGAGCTGCTGCAGCTCACCGGCGATACCGTCGAGATCCGCCGGCAGGAGCTCGCCGAGCTGGACCCCACCAACCGCGATCTGCAGGAGCGCGTGTGGGCGCTGCAAGACGAGCAGGCAGCGCTGCAGGCCGCGATCGCGTCCTCGGGCATCAGCGCCGCAACCCTTGCCGACACGATCCGTGACGGCCTGCTCGGCCGCATCGTCGAAGCAGACCTCGGCAGCCGCATGGCCAATCAGGTCATCAACGGCGTCTACAACGCGCTGGCGGGCGGCTTCGCCCAGCAGATCACCGGCGTGCTGATGCAGCAGGTGATCAACCCGATGGTGACGGCGGCGGCCGCCGGCGGCAGCCTGGCCTCGGCCGTGAGCCAGGCGGCGATCGATGCCGTGGTGGCCAAGGCGAGCCAGGCGGCGGCAGCACTGGGCGCGATCCTCGCCGACCCGGGGTTCCAGCAGATGATCCAGCAGGTGGGCAACATGCTCACCGGCGCATTCGCGTCGACGGTGACGAGCGTCCCCGCGCCGGTGTATCAGGCTCCGGTGTACACGCCGCCCAGCGCGCCGTCGACCGGCTCCGGCAGCAGCGGCGGGTCGACGTCGGACGCGGCGGCCGCGCGCGCGGCCGAGGTGGCCCGCGAGCGGATCGCACTGCAGGATCAGCTCGACGAGCTGACCATGACCAGCACGCAGCTGCTGGCCAAGCAGCGAGACGCGCTCGACGAGTCGAACCGCGCCCTGTTCGACCAGATCCAGGCCGAGAAGCAGCGCCGGGCCGTGCTGGAGGAACGGGCTGGCCTGCAGGAGCAGCTCGACCAGCTCACGTTGAGCAGCGCCGAGCTGCTCGCGCGCCAGCGGGACGCGCTCGACGAGTCGAACCGCGCGCTGTTCGACCAGGTGCAGGCAGCCCAGGCGGCCGCGGCCGCTCAGGAGGCCGCCCAAGCGCGGGCCGAGGCGGTTGCGCAGGAGCGGGCCGGCCTGCAGCAGCAGCTCGACCAGCTCACCCTGTCGTCGACCGAGCTGCTGGCCCGCCAGCGGGACGCCCTCGACGAGAGCAACCGGGCGCTCTTCGACCAGGTGCAGGCAGCTCAGGCGGCCGCGGCCGCTCAGCAGGCCGCCCAGGCCCGCGCCGAGGCGGTCGCGCAGGAGCGCGCCGGCCTGCAGCAGCAGCTCGACCAGCTCACGCTGTCGTCGACCGAGCTGCTGGCGCGGCAGCGCGCCGCGCTCGACGAGAGCAACCGCGCGCTGTTCGACCAGGTGCAGGCGGCTCAGGCGGCCGCGGCCGCTCAGCAAGCTGCCCAGGCCCGCGCCGAGGCGGTCGCGCAGGAGCGCGCCGGCCTGCAGCAGCAGCTCGACCAGCTCACGCTGTCTTCGACCGAGCTGCTGGCGCGGCAGCGCGACGCGCTCGATGAGTCGAACCGCGCGCTCTTCGACCAGGTGCAGGCTGCTCAGGCGGCCGCGGCCGCTCAGCAGGCCGCCCAGGCCCGCGCCGAGGCGGTCGCGCAGGAGCGGGCCGGCCTACAGCAGCAGCTCGACCAGCTCACCCTGTCGTCGACCGAGCTGCTGGCCCGCCAGCGGGACGCCCTCGACGAGAGCAGCAGGGCGCTCTTCGACCAGGTGCAGGCGGCTCAGGCGGCCGCGGCCGCTCAGCAGGCCGCCCAGGCCCGCGCCGAGGCGGTCGCGCAGGAGCGCGCCGGCCTGCAGCAGCAGCTCGACCAGCTCACGCTGTCGTCGACCGAGCTGCTGGCGCGGCAGCGCGCCGCGCTCGACGAGAGCAACCGCGCGCTGTTCGACCAGGTGCAGGCGGCTCAGGCGGCCGCGGCCGCTCAGCACGCTGCCCAGGCCCGCGCCGAGGCGGTCGCGCAGGAGCGCGCCGGC